ATAGTTCTCTATGAGCATCTGGTATTCATAGTATGGATAGGATTCAAGTTCACCATCCGTCCTGTTCAGCTTGTAGTATAGTATCATCTTTGTCTTGAAGAAGTCGTTAAGATCTATCTGAAAACTCTGGAACAAACAGTTCTTTAATTCCTCTGTGAAATCGAAGAGGTGTAGCGACCCCGGCGCCACAGTCTGAACACTTGTAGTACACGTCTATTGAATAGGAAGAATTCACACGGCCGATGAATGACCTAACAACAGAGTATTTGTCTGGCGTCCAGTCTTCGATCTCTTGTTCAAAACGATCGAAGTCCATCTTCGTTAGGGCCTTTTCAGGAGGAACAAGGAAGCATAGCATGAAACGATCCTGTTGTTCAGTAGAAAGATTGTTCTCCAGTATTTCCCTCCTCGATGCTTCAAGGTTGTGCATGCTTGGAAGGTATAGATCAATGGTCTCATTGGACATCTTGAACGATATCGATCTTGTGTCCACCGAATACATTGCAAGATAGTCATCCAGTGCACCTTCCTTCATGGCTCCAAGCCTCTCTGCCTTCACATCGACCATGTCAACATGTGAACATTTTTTACAGGAAGACTCCAGCTTTATTATCGAGGGAAACTCGATGAACGTTATGTTTCTCACAAGAAAGAGAAGGTACAACCGGTCTATCTCAAGGAGAGAAAGAGGAGTAAACCCAGGAGAGGTTGTTTGAACGCTGACTGAGGAGTTTATGATAAAGTTCAGTTTTGAGCTTATGTCGATCTCATCGGTCTCATCAATCGTTGAGAAGTGGCGTATCTGCTTTACTTTCAAGGGAGAAATGGTTATCACGAGATCCTTTGGGTAGAATATGCCCTTGGATGGAAGGATCGAAGGGGACACTGATTTGTTCCCTGGGATCTCCCTTATGTCATTCTTTTTTTCGATCACCCTTTCAAGCGCAACGACTGCATCTGTTTCTAGCCTTTCGTCTGCTTCTACGACCTTTCTCAGGTACTCTTCGTTTTCTTGGTCAAATATGCTACGATCCATGTAAATTCCTTAATAGGTGGTACAACCATGTTCTATATATCCATCGATACGAAAAGAGGGCCATTTGGCCCTCTCTTTGTTTTTCTTTGTCGTTCAGACGTCATCTGGTGATGTTGTCCCAGTAGTCTGCCCTGAACGTGAATCCTGTTATCCTCGAGATCTCAGTTCCCGTATCGTAGCTAAGAGCATCGAACGGGGTCGTAAGAGGCGTCGTCGGAAACATCTGCCTGAAGGTTATCTGCTTGAGTATGACCCCCTTCTTGTTGTAGACAAGAACCGTCATGAGCGTTGGATCGTCAGACGTTCCTGCATAATCAAGCTTTAGACCGGATTCGCCCGTAAGAGGGTTGTATACCAGATCAGTCCATGCCTTCAAGGCATTGTAGACGTATGCGCTGTTTGAGCTGTCAAGGTTCAGTTCAAAGTCTATTGTTATGTCGACAAAAGTGGTGTCTGGAAGCGAACCTGCAAAGGAGCGGGTTGCGCCTTTGTACTTCTGTGTAACCACTGGTGGGATCTTTTCGATTCCACCGAGACCACCAACACTGATAACGTTGTCAAGGATGAGCTGGGAGTTTTCCCATGGGGTTCCCGTTCGTATTGCTGCAGGCGGAGTGATTCGAACCTCAAACAAGTTCTTGTAGATCGGTTCAAACGACTGCATTGAAGCCTGAGACAGCCTAAAATGTGGAAGACCTGATGCCATATGTTTGTTCTTATTTTTTTATCTTCTTGGTTTAGACTATTGTGAAGCCTCCGGTTGAAATTCCACCAGTCTTGAATACAGTTATCCTGTTGATGATCTTCTGGAGGCCTCGTGCTGGTTCGATCTGTACATCGATGATTCCGATGTTCTGATCGATGATGGATGGTGTGTTGTTGGTCTCATCCATTATCACACGATAGTCAAAGATTCCTCCAGCGGTCCTAACGCCTTCAAGGAAGCTCGATACCTTGTTCTTTATCTCAAGCCTCGTTGCTTCATCGTTGAACTCAAAGAGGAAGTTTGTCAGGGTCGACTGTTCGACCGTAATGAGAAGGTCCCTGACGTGGAGGTTGTTGAATGCAGAGATTGTGTTCTGGAACGTTGTCTGGTTTGCAAAGATCATCGTTCCAACACCTCTCTTTGTGATGATAGGATTGAAACCAACTGGTTCGAGGTTCTCCCTATCAGAGAGGAACAGGTCTGCTTCAACGCCAACAAGGTTTGGATTACTTATGACGCCTCTCCTTGTTCCAGCAACTATGGCATATGGATATCCCGATATGAACTTCTGAACGAAGTTGTTTGATACATCTGCCGCTGGTGGTATTGAGATGTTCTTATTGTTTTCCCTAACGACGAGGTATGGGAAGAACACGCCACAGTACTTTGCTCCATTTCCTTCGTTTGGAAGGGAGAACGTGAACGTTGGACCGAGAGAAAGGTTTCCTCCCTGTGCAATGTATTCCGTGTTCAAAACTGGCCTTGGAACTCCTGCTGCAGGATCTGGAACGTCGGTGAATCTAGGATCCGTTGACTCATAGAACTCCTTAAGCGAAGGTGGGTTCAGGAATGCAAGGCACTTTCCTCTTGACATTGCAAGCCTTGACAGGATGTTCTTTGCTCCCATCTGAGGAGCGAGGCCACCGTCAAACGTATCGATGATGTATCGATAGTCAATTATGTCAGGGTCTGCGAGCGATTCAAAGAGGTTTGTGCTCTCAAGTATTCCAAGAATCTTCTGCAGCTGGGATTCCTTTGTTCCTCCTGATGAAGGAAGGTGGTAATCAGTCATCACAAAGCCCGAAAGGTTTGTCAACTGGTACGTTGTGATCAGGCTCTCAATTCCACCATACTTAACAACAGCAGGTGATGAGGTCTCATTCTTTATGTAGACCGGCTGGTTTGTTGTTGCCTGATACGTTATCACTCCTGTTATGGAGTTGACCTTCTTGACCTTTGTCTGTACCTTTGCCATGTGGTAGGAAGGGTTTCCAGACTCATCGTACATGACGCTGACAAGGTAGTCTCCAACGTTTATCGATGAACCTTGGCTCTCTGTAAACGTTATGGTCGTCCTTGCAGTGTCCCAGCTCTGTGCAGACACGTCAGTGAGAAGCGTTTGAGACGAAAGTGTTATGGTCATGTCACCAGAGTCTTCGATGTCTGTATCAACGTCCCTAACGTTCAGATCTGCATCTGTGTATGGGTAGATGTAGAGTATCTCAATTCCATTTGCATCCTTTCCTCTTTGATACTTAATGTATCCAGAAGGATTAATAGCGCTGTTTCCTGTCTCTGTTGCTTCATATGCCTGTCCGTCAAGAACTGTTGCTGCATTGTAGTCCTCTGTGACCGTTGCATACGAATATGCTATCCATGCATCATCTTCTGTTCCAACAGTTCCGCCCCTCCAGACCATGTCAAATGCGTCTGGTGCATACACAAATGCAACGTTATCAGATCCTACTGATGTGTAGATCCTTGGAGTCACCGTTGACCCAAAAACGACCTTGTATTCAGTCTCAACGGAGTTATCAACGAGCTCTGCAAAGTTTGTGCTAGGATCGATCGTTATTGTCATTTCATCAGAAGAGCTGTCGTACGACGTTGAATCAACTGTGACGTAGAAGTATTTTGTTGAATCTGCTGCATTGACAACCAGCACCTGCTTTCCTGTCGCAAGGCCAGGTTCAGCCGTGAGGTCTGTTGCAGATCCAAAGACAATATCAAGGCCCGTCGAAGGGCACGTGGATATTGCATACTGCGTGTTTGACTCCTCTACTGTCTTTGATGCATGTGTGTATGACACCTTAAGATAGGTGTTACCTCCGGATGCAACCTCGCTGACAGATTTCACCAGTCCCCATCTTCCAAGGTCTGTGTCCGTTGTGTTCAGGAGCATGAGGCTCTTTGAAGAGACGAGGTTTGACTTTATTGCATTGTAGTTTGCAAGAGTGAAGTCAACATCGGTCGAAAGAGGCTTCTTTATCGAAAGGACGTTGTCAAACCAACCATATGCACCACCAACCTTGTTGCTTTCAACAGAGAACCATCCATTGGATGTGTCTCCTGTATACACATTGGTCGATGCAAAGTTTGGCTGTTGGTCGTCTGTGGTTCCAGGCGTCAGATTTGGTGATATGCCCATCTGAGCAACATCAATTGCGTTCGTCAGGACCTGCCTTGCACCAAATGCATAGTTCTTCGTCGAATCAAGGTTTGCCTTGTACGACAAGAAATTCATTGTTGAGAACGTTGCCTCTGTGTCAGCAAAGCTGTGGCCTACCATATCGACCTTGCTGGTTGACTCAGAATAGTTTCCAAGGGCTTCCCTGTTTATTGCACAGTAGAGTCCAGTAACGTTTGTTGCATTGTTGATGATTGTATCAATCGACTGGTTTACATTGTTGTTGTCAATGAAATCAGGTATGATGCAGCCAACAAAGTTTCCTATGCTTATGACATCAGGAGAGGAAAGGAAGTTGTCTATCTGGTCCTTCTTTAGTCCCTGCTTGTTGAAGAACTTTGAATAAACAGGATCGGTTGAAAGGACTTCATAGTTGTTCCAGTTTCCTTGAACTATGTTGACCTCAACAAAATACTCAGAAAGGTTGTCCCATTCATACACGTAGTCAGGAACAGACTCATTTATCTGTGAGTAGTATGCCTTTGCTGTGATGTCATAGCCCCTTATCCCTGTTGCCTTTTTGACGATTATCGATATCGGCTTTTGGCCAACATTGACAAAGTCAAAGAGCTTTCCTTCGTTCAGTGCATTCGTATTTGCCACTGCAATGAGGTTGTCCTCTGACAGCTTATAGAACCTGTCGGTGTTGTAGAAGCTCTCATAGAGGCTCCTTGCCTTTACGCCGTTAGATTCACCAGCAGAAAGCGAATATGCAATGTAGTCAACTGCATCTCCGCCGTCGTTTATCGGCTTGTTGTTCAAAGGAAGGAGGTTTATGGCATAGACCGGCCCCAACCTCAGACAGCTGTTCAGAGACCTGTGGAAGAACGATCCTCTGCTCTCAAGGAACTTGTCAACGTCCCCGAATATCGTTTTTGCATCCTTTGCATCCCTCAAAAATACAGGAGTGTTGAAAGGACCCTTCCTTGAAAAGCCGACCACCAAACGAAGTGTATTGGTGTTGACGACTATCCTCTCGCTAGCATCGAACTCTACCGTGTAGACTCCGCTAGCTTTGAATCTGTTTAGATCAAGGGTTACTGTTGCCATTGCGTGATTTTTTTTCTGATTCTGTTTTCGTATATATCACGCAGCACAAAAATTACAGAACGAAATTCAGATTTGGAGGAGGATCAGGCCTAAATTCTGAGTCAAATAGGTTAAATCCTACCATCGTTGATATGTCATCATCGTCCTGGGTGTCAAGGGTGTTGTAAATGCTCTCCTGGATCTTCGTTTTTACCGCATCTTCTATTCCATCAAACATCTCTTCCACCTGGAGGAGGAAGTCCTCACCTGCCGGTTGGCCGTCTATGTCAAATTCTATCAGATACGGACAAAGGTTCACACATGTCATTGCCATGTCATCGTGTTGTGTGGATTCTGCAGCATAGGAAGA